ATCTTTACGAGCATCGTCATCATGTAAGCCTACCTCACGTAATGCTGCTGTAGCACCACGCTTTGCTGCACGATCTAACATCTCTTCTAGTTCCTCTGGTGTGATGTTAGACATAACCCGACATATCCTCGTTTGTTACGTTGTAAATAGTTGCTTCTTCTGTAGGATTAAATACTTCACCTTCCATTACTCCTGCAACATGAAAGTATTTATTTACTTTTAACCGCCTTGCGTAAGGTGTTCGTAATGCTTCTACTTTTTGAGCCATATTTTCTTCTGGCACTTCTGTAAAATTATTTCCTTCATAAAATGAGTAAATATTATACAAATTATTAGAACTACCTAATGCTTTTATCTGTGCATCTGTTAAAGGTTCACCTAGATCATAACCAATAACATCTCCAGAATATATAGCTATTGTTCTAGGATTTATCATAGGCTTAACAGAACACCAATCAGTAGGATTATTATCTAAACGTGCTTTTATGGCGGTTACCGCAGCTTCAACCTCATTTACAGTGTCATATAAGTTATTGGCATAAATATATTTATTCATTATGTTGATCCGTATATTGTACCGCTATTGCTTAACGTTCTTGATGTACCTGTAATAGCCGCACCACCAGAGCCACCTTGGGTTCCAACGTTTCCACCGCCACCGCTACTACCACTAGCACCCCAGCCGCCTCCACCGTGACCGCCTCCACCGCAACTCGAACCATCACAACTATTACTGTAGTAAGAGCCAGCACTGCCTCCTGAACCACCATTTCCACCACGAGATCGAATACCTGATTGTGCTTGCGAAAAGCCACCAGTTCCACCAGTGCCAGGTAGTATACGGCCTCCACCGCCACCATCTCCCCAACCAGAGTATCTTAGTGTGCCACCGCCACCGCCTCCTGCGCCTCCACCCAGACCTGAACCAACACCAGAGTCACTACCACCTGTGTAAGGTTCAATATAAGATCCATTTGATCCTGTAGCGTTTAATATTCCTCCTGCGCCACCGCCATCTCCGTATGAGGATGTACCATCTCCTCCCTTGCCACCGCCAGCACCACCACCACCTCCTGTTGTTCCAGCACCTTGGGTGCTACTATAAGAAGCACCGTGACCACCTCCACCGCCTCCTCCAGCGATATATGCACCAGAAGAATTGGTTATAGTTACACCGCTTGAAGTAACGTTAATTGCTGGGCCACCATTACCGCCATTAGTACTATTTGTTCCTGCACCTCTACCGCCTTTACCAATAATTTTACCATTGTTTATAACTGTACATGGTATGTCTATTGTCATTGCAGCAGTTGATGTATTGTCAGACCAAACCCACCATCCAGTAGGAACGATAAGAGTACCACCACTACTAATATAATTACTAACAGTTATTTCTTGTAATGAATTTTGTCCATTTATAACAGTGCCATTACTTAGCGATACTTCACTAGCTGCTCCATAGTACTCATTCATAGCATTTTGTGCGCCAGCAGACTTACTTATAAGCGCTCTAACATCACTGTCGTTTAGTGATACTTCAGTTCCAGTATCACCACCAACTTCAACGTGAATATCGTTTAAGCTTATCTGACCGCTAGTTTGAAGCGCCATTCTTTAGTTCCTCTATTTCAGCTTTTAATTCTTTTATAGCTTCAATTAATAATCCGTGCAACTGATCATACTGAACTGTTTTATATAAACCTACATCACCGTCCATTTGAAAATGTAACTTCTTTTCTTCTACAGCACTAGGTAATACTTTTTCTACCTCTTGGGCAATAACACCTGCAGATTTTTTACCATCATTATTATAAACAAAGGTGTATCCATTTATCTGATCAACTTTATCTAAAGCACCATCTATTTTTTGTATATCTTTTTTTAGTCTTTCATCTGAGATAGTGCTTGAGTATGCTACAACGTTTGACTTAACGTGAAGATCTCCATCATCTTCCGTAATAAAAGCCTCAGAAAAAACGTTTTTAAACTTTAAAGAGGATGTACCTAGATCAACAGTATTTGTTGTCTTTGGCCTCATAGCAGATGAAGTAATAACCACGTCTTGTGACGGTCCTACGTTTTGAATAGGTGCGCCCTCTCCAGATGTACCATCATGAGAATGACCAGTACTACCACTTAAAGCTGATTCTATTGCATCAAACTCATTGTTAAAATCAGCAGCGTCAATAACGCCACCTGTAACGATATTAATTGCTGATTGTCTTGTATACCCTGCCATTGTTACTGCCTATCATGTTGTCTATACTCAAGCACGGCTGTGTCAAGAGTAAAGGTTGGATTTAATGAATTATCTGTAATACGCATAGCTACTGTTTTAAAAGAACCTATTATATTTTCTTTATATATTTTATCTAATGTTCCACTGAACGTTGCTGCACCATAAACAGAAGAAGCTACTCCATATAAAAATACACCACTAGAAGTAGGTGAAATAAAAGTTAAAGACGTAAGATCTGTTAAACTAACTGCTGTATCTAACACAATGTTTTGTTGGTTAGTTACGCCTGTTACTTTTACTGTTCCTGATATACCTGATCCTACAACTGTTTGGCCTACCTCTATTGTACCTACATTACCAACAAGCGACACAAGAGTGCTAGAAGTAGTAGCACCATTAACTAGTGCAGTTACAGTAGTAGAGGCTGGTGTGCCTATGTTTATTGTAGGCGGTTGCACAATAGCTAAATCATTTTCAGATTCAAAGTCTAATTTAAAGTTAACATCTAGGCTCATGCGCCCAGTTGGGTCTGCATAAAGAGTTAGCTTATAAAGAGTTTTACGTAGCTGTGGATCTGTAATGGGCATAAATGGTGATTCATATATAGCTTCTATATTCGAGCCATCAAAAGAATTGCCTGAATCCATAAGATAACAGTAACCATCATCATTACCAAACATAATTACTTCATTTGAACCTGAGTAAACACTATCCGCAGCATAAACTTTTAAACCTTTAGTAGTAGACCAATTTATACCAGAACCACCTTGCGATACAAACTTAGTAGCAATTAATCCTTTTGAGTTTGAGGACTGTACTGCTGACCTGTATTCGAATATTCTATACTGAGCTTTGTTTCTGACTAATACAGAACAGAATGTATTTGTGTTTGCAATAAATTCTTTTGCATCTTTAAATATAGTATCTGAAGCTACGTCTAACGCAAAGTCACCAATACGATCTGTAGCACCTAATAGTCTAACACCATCTGGTGAAAGGTAAATTATATCTCCACCATACTCTTGTATTGTATCAGGATTAAGACAACCTATCTTGTCTGTAATAGGTTCAAGTACAAAATCAGAAGCAGTGTTACCTACTAATCTTTTTATTGAGTCTCTAGTAAATACAATAAGTTGATCACGGAATACTATCATACCTGTTATATTACTAGCAACATTTATACTACCAGCACCATTAGCCACAGAGAAGTCATCTATTGTTGCAGGTGCAGTAAAGAATATAATATTGTCTTTTGCGTAGAAGCCTGTGTTTTTAAATATAACAGCTATGTCTGTGCCTTCTATGTCTGTAGAGTTTGAAGAAGACATGAAAGTCATAGTGTTACCGTTAGAGTTATATATTGCTGGATAGCCTCTACCATCAACAAATACTGTTTTTTCATCTCCTGTAAAATTAAAAGTGAAGTGTCTAACTTTAGCAGTATTTGACGCTGTGCTTGTGCCTAAAGTAGTCCACGTTTGAGATGTGCCATAGTGATAGACTGTCTTATTAACTTGACTAGAAGAGAACGTACCAAAGGTAAGCACTGTGTTATCTGCTAATGTTTGCGCTGGTGATAATACAATGTTATCTTGACTACTAACTGTAGAAACCGTAACGTCACCAGATATACCTGTACCTGTTACAAACATACCTACTTTAATATTTGTAATAAAACTAAGAACAGCATTGTCTGCTAATGATACTGCTGTATCTAGTATAATATTGTTTTGATTGGTTACAGTTTTTACTGTAACTGTACCAGTAATACCTGTACCTGTTACAACCATGCCTCTAGTAATAGTGCCAAAGTCTGCACCAGTACCAGCTATACTAATACCTGTTATTGGGCCTGTTGTTACAGCCGTACCTGCAATGCTTGCAGTTGCTACTGAACCTGTTATCACAGCAGTTCCTGTAGCACTTGCAGTAGCTATAGTACCTGTTATTATAGATGTTCCTGCTATTGTAGC